GCTTGCCAAGTTCCTCATTGTCGTCTTTGAGGGCCTGCGTGTAGTCCTGCACGGCGGCCGAGGCGTTCGCGGTTCCTGCGGCACTGGTGGCCATGGCCATGGCGGCGCCGGCGAGGATCGCGGTGAGGATGCCGACCACCGGGACGGCAAGATTCACGGACACCCCGAGCATGTCCACCTTGAGCGCCGAGAGGATGGCTGTATCGCCGAAGGTGTTCACGGCAGTCTTGGCGAGGTTGAAGGCCGGGGCGATCGTGGTGGCCGTGGTGACCAGACCTGCCAGCACGGGCAGCGGCAGATCGTTCAGCAGGCCGGTGAGCCCGTTGAGGAAGCCGAGGACCACGGGCCGAGCGGGGCGTACGCGGCCAGGATATGCCCCGCGAGGGTGACAAGGTTCTCGATGAGGGTCATGGTGCCGGGCAGGTTATCCCTCGCGTACTGGATGAACTCCGTGAACCCGTTGGTCCCGTTGAAGGAAAACAACCAGGTCACGAACTTAGACAGCTGGACAGCCCCGTCCTGGATGAGCGGATTCATCTGCTGCATGCCGTCCAACACCCCTTGCAGAGCGGTGCCGCCCATGTGACCAAGCTCCGCGGACCCTTCGGCCACGAGCTGGTTCAGGAACGGCATCTTGACGTTGACGTCGGCGACGAGGGTGTTGAAGGAGCCCAGCATGGCGTTCGCCGAGGTGCTGCCGAGTTCGGCGAAATTGGCCTTAAGGTTGCCGAGTCCAGCGGCGTACTGGTCCCCGGCAGCCGTGCCGTCCGCCATTTCCTTCTTGATGCCCAAGATGGCGGCGACGCCGGCGCCGCCCATCACACCGAAGGCGACGCCAAGGCCCACCGCTGACGCAGCAATCGCTGTCGCCGGGCCGAGGAGTGCGGGAGCAAGGGCGATAAGGACTTGCAGGCCCGAGACGCGCTGATTGTTCGCCTGGAAAGACTTTGCAGCGGACTTCGCTTCAACCTCGTTCGCCGACGCCTCTTCAAGGGACTTCCGGACACCCTCAGCTTTGGCCAGATTCAAGGCCTCCGTAGCGGCGAGGAGACGCATCTCGGACGCTTCGGCGTTCCGGTCAGCCCGGGCCGACGCTTCCGTGGCGGCGGCCACTTGCAGGTCGGTGCGGCCGCGCTTTTCCATGATGGCGGTGAGCCGCTCGTGCGCGATGTACGCGGTGGAGGCCGTGTTGGCGGCCTGCCTGGTTGCGGTCTCGACACGCTGCTCCGCGACACGGACGGAGTCCAGCTTCGTGACGGCCTCGGAAACGTTGGCGTCAACCTTGATCGTCGGGTCCATGGCGCCGAGCTCGCGGGCTTCGGCCTTGACTTGGGCCGCGCCCCGCTTGAAAGCGTCAAGGTCGATGCCGAGCTTCGCGTCAATAGACCCTGTGGTCGTTGTGTCCGTCATTCCATGGCCTTCCGCAACTCTTCGTCAACGATCTCCAGGACCTTCTGCTCCTCCGAGATGACCGTGGATGTCAGGTACAGGGCTTGGCCCTGCTCATGCCGGTAACTGAGTTCAAATTCCTGCCGCCTGGCATACGGGCCGGGGAATGTGACCTTGGCTCCCTCGGGTGTGAGTTCAGTCGAGGCGCTGCCGCGCAGGTTCCCGGTCTCTATCGGGGCCCGGCTTACTGCAACCTCCCGGACGTGTTCCATAGCCTTGAACGCCGCAGCCGGGACTGCTTCTTCAACACGGGCCACGACGTCATCGATCATGGCCTCAAAACCGGCACTGCCCATGACCTCAGACCTTCCCGCCGTAGTTGCGGGCGCCTGGTTCGTTAGCGCCGTCAATCCGGGCAGCTTCGGCGTCGCTTATGGCTTCGGCCTGCCTGGTACGCTCCTGCTGTTTCCGGGCCGCGACCGTCTCCGGGGTGCCGCCCCGCAGCAGATCGTCCAGGACGCCCGCGCTGTGGGCTTCCACGATCTGTTCCGTGGTCATGGACTGGAGATCTGCGAGGGTCTTCTGCTGGCTCATTCGGCGTCCGCCTCGGCCTTGGTGATCACTCTCAAGTTGTTGCGCTGGATCTCTTCGTCGGTGAACGGGTCGTCCTTGCGGAACACGGAGCCTCCCGGGCCGCGATAGAAGTACCTGGCGGAACTCTCGGGGGCTTCTGCGTCGATACGTTCGATGTCACCGAAGAGATCCGCCCCGCGTCGATGTGGTCAAGGATCTTGAGCTTGCCGTCCCGCACCAGCAGATCAAGTGCACGGCTGATCCACACGTCGGCGTCGAATGACTCCACCCGGCGGCGGCCAACGACCACACCAGCATGCAAACCGGCACTACCGCCGGCGGCAAGCCTCACGCCGCCATGGGTGGGCGGCGTGGGTCCCGTGTGCTTGTGCTCCGGGATCCCGAGAGCGATGGCGCGGTCGCGGTACTCGCGGATCCGGGCATTTCGTTCTTCGACGGCGTCATGGAAAGCGCCGAGAGCATCAACGGCCGTCCGCAGATGCTTGCTGAAGGCCTTGCCGTCTCCCTGGGCGTGGGCGACGATGTCAGCTTTCAGGGCTTCGCATGCGTCAAGCCGGGCCGCTTCCTTGGCCGCGGCGGCCTTGCGGGTTGCTGCTTCCTTGCGGAGACGGACGAACGAGAGCAGTCCGCGGGCCTTCTCAACCTGCTCGAACGTCACGCTCTCATCGCCGGACTTCACGGCCTCTTCGAGAGTGTGGACGAGGCTTTCTGCCTCTTTCGCTTCCTGCTCCGCGTCGGCGATGATCCGCTCGGGGTCGGTGTCTGTGGTGCTCATGCTGCCTGATTCCTTAGGACGTTTTCCAATGAGTCGATGTCAACCAACCAGCTCCGGTGGCCTATGCGTTTCGCGATGACCCGGCCGGACGATGCAAGGCGACGTACCTGCCGTTCGCTTCGTCCGGTCCGGGTCGCCGCATCCATGACACCAACCCAATTGGTTGACTCCACCTTGGCAAGACGGGGTCCGATAACGGACGCGACGGCGGCTCGGTCCAGATCCGCCCCTGACGCTCCTGTAGCGCCTTGTAGACGGGCAGCGCCCACACGGCAACACCGGCGCCGTTCTCCCTCATCTGCCGCTCCTGGTCCCGCATCAGTGACCGCAGCACACCCAATGCGATCGGGCCCCGCAACAGTTCATCCAGAGATGGCGGCTCCTCGCGCTGCCCAAGACGATCCCGCCGGGAGATTCCGCCGCTCACCACGCATCACCCTTCTCAAGGCCACGCGGGACTCGAACCGCCGAATCATGGAAAGCAACCGGACGGGGCATCCGCGGCAAGACCAGGCCGTTCTTCGTCCTCACCAACTCATCAGGATCACCGCGATACTGGGACGGCTCACCCACCCGAACGGCCCCTCGGAGCTCGATGCACGACACAGCCTGCATGAAACTCATGGCAAGATCGTCATGGCCGGCCCGGTCGGGAACCGCGATACGCAAATTCCCGGTCGGCAACTGCTCAAACTCCAAAGCGCGCAACTGCTTCAACAGCTCCGGATCCCGCGGCAATACCAAGCGTTTCCGCTGCAATAGGCCCTTGATCATGCTGAATCCCGACTGCTTCCGCCGAACATCAGTGACCACCGAGGACACGAGACAATCCCTGCCAGCCTCGTGCGAGCGCTTCCGCAGATCCTCGGTCGGGTACTGGCCAACGCCATTCGTCTCCGACGCCAACACGCGTATGTAGTACCGGCCCGCCGTTTCGACAATCCGGTCGATGAATTGGCTGTAAGGCCAGTTATGCCGCACCTCAAACCAGGGTATGAACAACGCCAGATCATTCCCCAGCGTGTCCCGGTTCATGCCGTAGTCCTCAAGGACGGACACTAGCGTCAGAGCGTTCGCGTCCTGCGCGTAACCCCAGTCCACGCCGCCAGCCGCCACATACGGGCGGTCGAGCCAGCGTTCCAAATCAGCCGGCGGGCACGTCGCGTAATCCGCGACGGCGTCCATGATCTCCGCCTCGGTGAAGTACGCCCCTGCCGCGTCAGTCCACTCCGCCAGGAACTCCCGCCGGAAATAGTCCGACGACTCGCGCTGCCGGATCTGTTCCAGCAACACCTCATCCACCAAAGGCGACACCGAAGAGGGCCAATGCCACGACTCAACCTGCTCGTCGGGAGCGTCCATGCCGCGCTGCCACAAGGCCCGGAAGAAATGGGTACTGTCACCCCACGGAGTGGACACCAGAATCACCCGCGAACCGGGCCGGGCAATGATCGCAGGCTCAGCGGCCCGCCAAATCTCCGTATCAATGAACCCGGCCTCATCAAGGATCAGCACATCCACTGGCCAGCCACGGATCTGCCGAGAAGACGCCGGGACGCTAATGATCCGGGAGCCGTTCGACAGCGTCAGAAGCGACTTCGAATCGTCCAGCACCGAGCCGCCCAACAGAGGCGAACCGTGCGCGAGCGCCTGGCACTCCTCCAACAGGCGCCGGGACGCCACCTCACCCGCGGACACCAGCAACACCGTGATGTTCCGGCGTGTCGCAGCCTCAAACAAGGCCACCGTGGACAGAGTCGTCGACTTGCCCACCTGACGGCCGGCGCAAATCACCCGGTAACGGGCCTTGGACCGGGCAACCTCCAACTGGTGAGGCCACAACGGGCGTCCCAACACCTCCACCGCAAACGCCCCCGGATCCGTCGCCGGGCTGAAGTCACTCACCGTCGTCAATGACCTCACCCCGCATCGACCGCTCGTGTTCCTCACGCATACGGGTCAACGCAACCGCAGTGTCAGCCTGGCGGGCCTGAGCCACATCCTTGCCAAGTCGAGCCGCCGACAACGGATCAAGCCCCAGCCGCGAACGGTGGTTCTGCGCCGTCGTCTCCCACTTCCGCAGAAGCTCAAGCGGTGACGTCTGCCCCTGCTTCGACTCCGCAGCCATCTCGATCGGCATCGAATCCACCCACTCGGTGATCAATGCTGACTTCGCCTCAGCCTTAGCCCACGCCTGCACTGCCGCCGCGTAGCGGGGCGCCCGCAGATAGTCCAGGGAAGCGTCAGCCAACAGCTCAGACACCAGCGCCTGGGCGATCGGATCCACCTTCCGGGGCGACTTCGCCCCATGCTTGACTGCCAACTCGTTGCCCTCAGCAAACGGCGGCCGCTGCCCCTCGAACTCCGGCACCCACCCAGCGGAGCCCCTACGCTCAG